TTCAGTTTTATAGCAACCTTTGAAGAAATAGGATTGACAAGACAATGACCTACTTAGAACTGATTAACGATGTCTTGGTTCGGTTGCGTGAGACAACAGTCTCTACTAACGCAGAAACCTCCTATTCCACCCTGATTGGCAAGTTTGTCAATGATGCCAAGCGTCAAGTAGAAGATGCCTTTGGTTGGAATATTTTGGGTCAAACCATCACAGTCACCACAGCATCTGGTACTGCTTCCTACTCCCTTACGGGGGCTGGTCAGAAGTTCCAAGTGCAAGATGTTATCAACACAACAAGCAACATAAGTCTCACAAACATCAACTTTGTGGACATGAATCGCAAGCAAAACTTTCTCCCATTGGTGAACGCAATTCCAACAGAGTTTGCTTTTGATGGCGTGGATGGCTCTTACGATACTAAAGTCACCCTGTTCCCAATCCCTAATGGCGTATACACAATCAAGTTTTCCTTGGTTGTCCCACAAGCCACATTGTCTGCGGATGGTACTGTGGTGAAAGTGCCTGATGTGTTGGTGGCACAAAATGCCTATGCTCGTGCATTGGTTGAGCGTGGTGAAGATGGTGGACTAACCTCCTCAGAGGCTTATGCGCTATACAGATCAATGCTGTCAGACTATATTGCTCTTGAGGGTACTCGTTATCCTGAGACAGGGGAGTTTGTGGCAATATGAGCCAAACAATCCAAACATACAGCATCTCAGCCCCAGGCTTCTACGGGTTAAACACCCAAGATTCGCCTTTGGACTTGAATCAAGGGTTTGCGCTTGTTGCCACTAATTGCATCATTGACCAATACGGACGCATCGGTTCACGTCAAGGGTGGTCTAGAGTTAACGCATCTAGTGGCAATTTAGGTGCTAATGATGTCAAAGTTATCCATGAGTTAATCCAAGCAGATGGCTCTTTAACTGTGCTGTTTGCTGGCAACAACAAGTTATTCAAACTAGGTGCATCCAATGTTGTTACAGAGTTGACCTATGGGGGAGGGGGGTCTGCTCCTACCATTACGGCAAGCAACTGGCAATGTGTATCCTTAAATCAAATCACATACTTTTTCCAATCTGGGTATAACCCATTGATATACGACCCCGCTGTGAGTACTACTACTTATAGGCGTGTGTCTGAGAAAAGTGGTTATGTGGGGACTGTGCCTGATGCAAACATTGCGTTGTCTGCCTACGGAAGATTGTGGGTAGCGACTACAGCATCCAACAATTCAACTGTGTCATTTAGTGATCTGACTGCGGGGCATATTTGGGCTACTGGTACTGCTGGTAGTCTAGATGTCTCTAGGGTGTGGCCTAACGGCTCAGATGAGATTACGGGTTTGGCGGCACACAATGGATTCTTGTTTATCTTTGGTAAGCGTCAAATCTTGGTTTATGCAAATGCAACCACTCCATCCACAATGACCTTGAGCGACACAGTTGAAGGTATAGGTTGTATTGCTAGGGACAGTATTCAAACAACGAGTACGGATGTTTTGTTCTTGTCTAACTCTGGTGTCAGATCGTTGATGAGAACAATTCAAGAGAAGTCTGCGCCTGAAAGGGACTTGTCTAAGAACATACGTAATGACTTGATGGGAACTGTGGCGGGTGAGACGTTAGCCAACATTAAGTCTGTTTACTCTGAGAGACAAGCGTTTTACTTGTTGGTAACCCCAAGCATTGACACTACATGGTGTTTCGATACAAAGGCTTTCTTGCCCGATGGTGCGGCAAGGGTTACAACTTGGGACTCTATTACACCAAAATCTTTGCTCTCTAAGAGAGATGGAAGTTTGTTGGTTGGACAGAATGGTTATATTGGCTTGTATAACACCTACCAAGATTACAACGAAGCGTATCGCTTTTTGTACTACACAAACCATGCTGACCTTGGTGATCAGAATGTAACTTCTATTTTGAAGAAGTTGTCAATTGTGGTGATTGGTGGAACAAACCAAGATGTGACATTTAAGTGGGGCTTTGACTTTAAGACCAACTATTTGTCAGACAACGCAAGCATTCCAGAGCAAGATGTTTACTACTATGGCATTGCTGAGTATGGCGCAAATGCGACTACTGTTGCGTACTACTCTGATGGCGTTGCTTTGCAGACATTGAATGTTTCTGCGTCTGGTGCGGGCAAAGTTGTACAAACAGGGTATGAGGCTGACATCAATGGTACAGCCTTGTCTATACAGAAAATTGAAATTCAAGCCAAACGTGGCAAAGTAAGTTAAAGGAGATTATCTTGTCTGATTACACAAAAAGCACGAACTTTGCTACCAAAGATAACCTATCTTCTGGCAATCCTTTAAAGATTGTCAAGGGTACTGAGATTGATACAGAGTTCAACAACATTGCTACGGCTGTTGCGACAAAGGCAGATTTAGCATCTCCTACCTTTACTGGTACGCCTACATTGCCTACTGGCACGATTGCGGTTACTCAGAGTTCTGGAAGCAATACCACTACGATAGCAACTACTGCGTTTGTGCAAGCGGCAATTGCTTTGCTTTACCCTGTCGGCTCAGTCTACACAAATGCGACTGTCAGCACTAACCCAGCCACTCTTCTTGGCTTTGGCACTTGGACAGCCTTTGGCGCAGGGCGCGTCATGGTTGGTTTTGACTCTGGCAATGCCCTGTTTGATGCGGCAGAGGAAACTGGTGGTAGTGCAGATGCTATTACTGTGAGCCACACCCACACGGCTACAACAACATCAACCGATTCAGGTCACAGCCACGGCTCTACTGTTGGTAGTGGTTTTATTTCTAATGGTGGTAGTGAGCAATTGGCAGGCGGTAATAACCTAAACTTTGGCAGACCAAATACAACTGCAACAGCCACCGCTAGTATTTCATCTACAACAACAGTTGCATCTGCTGGCTCTAGTGGCACAAATGCTAACTATCAGCCATACATAACTGTCTATGCATGGAAACGCACAGCATGATCACACATCACTTTTCTGATGGACTGTATGCCAAGGAAACGGCATTTACTGCGGGCGAGGCTATCTTAAAGCACACCCACAATTACAGTCATTTGTCTATTTTGGCAAAGGGTAAGGTTGCTGTATTGCGTGGCGATGAGATTCACATTGTTGATGCACCAGCGTGTATTGAGATAAAAGCGGGTCTGAATCATGGCGTTAAAGCGATTACAGATTGTGTTTGGTTTTGTATCCATGCCACAGACGAGAAAGACCCGTCTAATGTGGATAAAGTTTTGATAAAGGGGAAATGATATGCCTGCTTATATTGGTGGAGCAATGGTTGTTGGCGGATTATTGCAAGGGCAATCTGCTAAAAGTGCGGCTAACACTTCTGCCCAAGCACAATTAGAGGCCGCACGAATAGCGGCTGATGCGGCTAGATTCCGCCCTATTGGGACAACAACTCGTTTTGGCTCGTCTCAGTTTGGGTTTGATCCGACTGGGCAATTAACAAGTGCTGGTTACACAGTATCTCCTGAACTACAACAATATCAGGATCAGTTACAAGCCTTATCGCAACAACAAATACAACAGGGCTTAATGGCTCCACAACAGTACGCTCCTTTGCAAGGCGCGGCTGGTGGGCTTTTTAGTCTTGGTCAACAGTATTTGGCTCAAACTCCTGAACAAGCGGCTCAAAAGTATATTGAACAGCAACAAAACTTGCTTGCTCCTAGCCGTGAAAGACAGTATGCACAAGTGCAAAACCAACTGTTTAATACAGGGCGTGGTGGTTTGTCAGTAGGTGCAACGGGATTGCGTCCAAGCGGAGGCATGGGGCTTAGTGCGGCTAATCCTGAGATGGAAGCCTATTACAACGCATTGGCACAACAAGACTTACAACTTGCGGCTCAAGCACAAGAGGCTGGTCAACGACAAACTGCATTTGGTGCTGGATTGCTTGGCTCAGGCTCACAATTGCTTGGTCAGTATCAGGCTGGTCAAGTTGGCGCATTGTCACCATTCCAAACATCTTTGGGCTTGGGCGGAACTATTGAAGAAATGGGTCAATCTGCATTTAACATTGGCTCAAATCTAGGAGGTCGATCTGCTACGGCTGGTGCTAATGTTGGAAGGTCTTTGCTAGAGGGTGGAATGGGAGCCGCAAGAACAATGCAAGCCGCTAATGCCTACAACCCATTGGCTAATATCTTACAAGGTGCGGGAACTAATCCGCTATTTACACAATACAGACAGCCATATATAAATGCTCAACAAGCAATGAACCAATATGGCGCAAGTAATGTGTATGGTTATGGCGGGCAAGGACAAGTTCCAACATCCGTTAATTGGGATATTTAAGGAGAAACCAAATGGCAGAATCAATAATGAGCGGTTTATTTGGTATCACTCCTGAAGGATACCAAACAGAACAAAATAGATTGGCATTAGCACAATCAGCGCAATTGGCTCAACTCGATCCTTTTGCATCTGCTCGTACTAGCCTTATCTATGGTGGTAGACAGTTGGCTGGCGCATTAGGCGCAGAAGACCCACAGTTACGCATCATCAGCGCACGAAATGCTGTAATGCAAGAGGTTGACCCTAATAATCCTACTTCATTACAAAGTGCAATACAGAAACTATCAGCAGTTGGTGATCAGGCTGGTGCATTGCAATTATCTGACTACCTTAGAAAAGCACAGGGTGACTATGCTTTGATTCAACAAAGAACTGCTGAGAAGATGACTCCAGAACAGCGTAATGCTTTGGCATCAGCAACATTGAGGCAACAAATAAACCAAGTTACAGCGGAGCCAGATTCGGATAGAAAAACAAACACACTTGCATTTCTTAGCAACCAACTTTCAGCATTGACTACTCCAAAACCCGATAAGGTTGCTGACGTTATACAAATTTCTCAAGAAATTGGATCTTTAACAACACAACTACAAACTTTAAAAGCAATGGGGCAAGATAAGGGTAGTCCTCAATACGATAGCATAGTAGCGCAAATAAAACGTTTAGATAATTCAAAAGATAAAATTTCACCATTTGCTCAAACTCTTATTGATGCTGGAATAATGCCAGAAACAGAAACATTTAAAAACAGAATGAATCAGTTTATTGAAAGTAAACTTGAAGGTGAGAAAAAAGGTTCTGGTAATGTAATTATTGGTGGCATCACAATTGATTCAGGAGCCGCATCAAAAGAAGCAGGTAAAAATATTGGTGGCAAGGTTGCTAACATTGAAGATCAATATTCTTTACAAACCGCAATAAAAGACGCAACAAAGTTAGTTGGGCAAGGTATTTATGCAGGTGCTTATGGCCCTGAAAAAGGATTTATTGCTAAGTATTCTGGTGGAATGATTGGAGATTCTAAGAAGGTACAAAATACAGAAGTGTTCCTTGCTAACATTGGCGAAATTGTTATTCCAAGATTGCAACAATTTGGTGGCAATGATTCCAATGAAGAACTAAAGTACTTGCAAAAAGTTGTTGCAGGAGAGCAACGCTTAGAACCAGAATCAATGAAACGTATTTTGGAAAGCGCAGAAAAGAAAACCAGAAACAATATTGCTCGTTTGCAAGAACAAGTAAAAACTGGAAAAACTGGTGGTGATTTGCCTTTGCAACCAATCCAACCAGCGCCATCTGCGCCACGAGTAACCAAAAGATTAAATCCCGCAACTGGAAAAATAGAATCCGTGACTGGAGAATAAGATGGCATCAATATATGTACAAGTAGGCAATGACGTTATTGAGTTTCCAGAAGGAACTACTGACGAACAAATAGAAAAACTGCTTGCTCCTCAAGCGCAAGTTACGCCACCATCTTCAGGATTTATGATGGGGTTAAAAGACCCTATTACAGGTGGAGCGCAAATGTTGCCACGGGCTTTGGCTGGCGTAACTTCAGGATTTGGAGCATACAAAAACCCTGTTAGTGAATTCTTTACAAGCGAAGCACAGCGCATGGATGAACTTGCTCGTGCTGAAGAACAGGCATACCAACAACAGCGTCAGGCTCAAGGTCAAACAGGCTTTGATGTGTCTAGATTAGCGGGAAACATAATTAACCCTGCTTCTATTGTTCCTGCCACAAGAGCGGCTCAATTAGCGCGTGGTGCTGGTTATGGCAGAACTACGCAAGCAGTTGCTAGTGGAGTTGCTGGTGGAGCAATGCAACCAGTTACAGGAGAGGGTGACTTTGGTAGTCAAAAAGCCGAACAAGTTATTGTTAGTGGAGTAACGGCTCCTATTGGAGAAAAAGTTGTTTCTGGTGTTGGCAGAGCATTAAATCCGCTTGTTTCTAAAGCAGAACAAACTATGCGTGATCTTGGAATTACTCCAACTACAGGTCAAACATTAGGTGGCAAATTTAATACATTTGAAGAGTTTGCACAAAATCTACCTCTCATAGGAGATAGTATTACCAACGCACGACAGCGTGTTTTGTTTGACTTTAATAAAGGCATTATTAACAAAGCATTGGGCAAAGCAAGCGATCCAAAAAAAGCAGATAAATTACAACTTCCTGCTGATGTAGTTGGCAGAGATGCAATCAAGTACGCTTCAGATGAGGTGTCAAAAAAATATGATGAAGTGTTGGCAAAAATGTCGTTTGACTTGGATTTTGCAACCACAAGCAATATTCTTTCGTCTTTAAGCAAAAACACAAATTTATCAGCAAACCAAAGACAAGAAGTTGCCGAAACACTCAATAATGTAGTATTAGGTAAATTTTCTGGTCAAAAACTTGATGGTCAAACATTCAAGGGTATTGAGTCAGACTTGCGTAAAAAAGCCAGCAACTACCTAAATAGCACAACTGCTTCTGAAAGAGAAGTTGGTCAGGCATTGAGTGATGTTTTAGGTGTTTTGAAAAAAGAGTTGTACTTCCAAAACCCAAAACAAACGCCACAGTTGCGTAGAGTTGATAGTGCTTATAGTGATTTATCTGTAATCAATATTGCCGCCGCTAATTCTGGAGCAGATAGTGGCGTATTTACACCAAAACAGTTTTCAACTGCTGTAAGACAAGCAGACAAAACAAGAAACAAATCAGCCTTTGCTAAAGGGATGGCAAAAAGCCAACAAATATCTGATGCTGGTATTCAGGTTCTTGGAAATCAATCACAAGCAACGCTAGAAGGAAATATTGCTACTAGGGTGGCTGGTGGTTATGGAATGTTTACAGAACCAATGATTGCGGCTGGATTAGTTACTGGTGTGCCAACAGTTTACAGCCCTGCTGGACAAGCCACACTAGATGCTTTATTGCGCTCTCGCCCTGATTTAATAAAGAGGGCTGGTGGTTTGTTATCACAAACATCGCCTCAATCTGGTGGTGTACTTGCTCCAAGCGCAGTATTTCAATATAACAAAGAAGAACGAATGCCTCGTATTGAACTCAATAATATGGCTCCCAATAGGCCGTAGGAGTAACCCATTGATCCTTTTTCTCTCCTCATGTTGGCGCAAGGTGCAGTTGGCTTTATTAAGCAAGGTTGTGCAATGCTCCATGAGGGGCGAATGGAACTTGAAGGTGCTAAGAAGACAGTTGAAGGTGTCCTTGCAGATGTCAAGGCAATCAAAGGCATTTGGGAGTGGCTCATTGGCCTACTTAGTGGAAAGCCCAAGTCCAAGCCAACAGAAGAAGCCCCCAAGCCTCTGGCGAAAGCGAAAACCGCTTCCAAGAAGCAACAGTCTTATGAGGAGATGGAACTCTTACTCATTAAGGACATTGGTGAGAAACTTGGTCTTTTATTCGATACACAACAGCAAATCAA